GAATGGTCGCATTAGAAAAGGTTGGCCTGTGGCAGTGGCTACCAAACCCTTAGACTTTAGGCGGATAACATGAAAAAAACATCACCCCGACAGCATCACATTGAGATTACATTAACTGGCAATAAGACCGCAGACTTCTACTACAGTGACCTACAGATGGCAGAAATACACTACTATCAATTGGGAGCTACCATGAACTTGGGTGGTCAGGCCATCAAAACCATAGAATTACATCGTGCTGCCGCACCTTTGACTGTGGCATAAAAACAACACTTGAAAGACTGATTGACACACAGTCTAATCTCACCTATAATGACTTATGTAGCAATTTTGCTACGCAACACACAAAGGAGAAAATGAATGGCACCACAAGATCTACATCAACTATACAACTATTTGAACAAGGCCAGCTCAATTGCACAGCAATATCCAGAACTGGATGCTATTTGGGGTTCAATTGAAGACCTAATCTACCAGTTGAATGAACAGTTACAGTTGATGGACCGCCACTGACCAATATTAGATAAAATGCCTAGCAGAGAGAATTATCGTGCGGCAGTGGCGGCATCATGATTGAACAAATAGTCAGTCGAGATGGCCATGTCTATTGGATTGAACAGGGTGACACACTCTATCGAGAAAGACTGCAGGAGGGCCAATATCAAAAGACCAATTGGCTGTTTAGTCAAACACTGATTGATCAATGGCATAGAGCCATTGATGTGGGATCAAACAATGGCTGCAATAGCATACACTATGCCCAACGTTTTGATCATGTAGAGTGTTTTGAACCCACCCCTCTAGCACAGGTGTTATGGCAACAGACCATCAAGGACAACGGTGTAGTAAATGCCCAATTATATGCCATGGCTTTAGGCAGCTGTGCAGACACTAGAGAAATGTTGAGTTATCCACGCAATGGAGGACACAATCATATTCGAGCCACTGATCGCGTGACCAAAAAACACATGTTCAACACTGACGTTGTGGCCCTAGATAGCTTGAGTTTTGATCAAGTGGGCTACATCAAAATAGACGTAGAAGGTTTTGAATTGCCAGTGTTGCAAGGAGCAGTCGAGACCATTGATCAATGGCGTCCTACCATACAATTGGAATTGGTGGCCAATCAGTGTCGCCGATTTGGTTATCTAGCAGAAGACCTAATTGAATTCATGAGAGCACGAGATTACACTGTGGTCAGCAAACTGCGTGGCAATCTCTATGGCCAGTTTCAATCACAAAAGGTCTTATTACCCTATGGTCAGCGTTGGCGATTGCTCTATGATGGAGAATACCATCGAGGTGAAATGGACCTATGGTTACAGCCCAATGAACGTGTGCGACACAGTCATCTATCTAGGTTATTTGAAATTGAACACGGGTAATTTCCAACATCCGTTCGGGCACTTGGGGGAATAGTGTGTTCAAAAATTCCCCAACTTATTTGACTAGCATCAATTTAATTGCTATAATATAGCTTGAATAATAATAATGTTATTCAAAAATGTTCATTAAAACAACTTACCGAAAAAGGAAAATAAAATGACACAACATTGGAAAGTGGAAGTATTTCATATGGTTAAAATTCCAATTAAACATATGGAATCATACAAAAAACAAATATTGGATTCGTTTGAATTGGATGAATTAAATCCAAAATATAATGAAGTCGAAGCTAAAGTTCGACAACATTGGAATGATAATGCTGACTTTGTAATTCACGCAATTTCAACTCAAGCAAAGAATTCAACATTATTTGAACTGTAATTCAAGTGGGGACTAACAATCCCCACTATTTTAACATCTAGAAGGAGGCCGCAAAATGAAACTTACAGTGATCATCCTCATCCTGACACTGGCAGCCTGTGCAGATGATGGCTGCAGTTACACAACCACACGCTACAATACTAGAGACATACTGAGTGGAGAAACCACAAGCATCCTCTGCAGTGATTACATCTGCCCAAATCAACCAGTAAATCGCACCTGCAGACCGGGATAGAGTAAATAAATCTACCATGGCAGAAAGAAAAACAAGAAAAACAGCCACCATTGAGGTGGAAGGTGTAGTAGTGGGGAGGGATAAAAAGGTTATCCCTCCCAATGATGTATTCAAACTGGCAGCCATTGGCTGTAAGGACGTAGAGATCTGTGATTGGTTTGGCATAGATGGCAATACACTGCGATATAACTTTAGCGTAGAGCTGGTAAAAGGTCGTGAATCATTAAAACAAAGCCTAAGGCGTGCCATGTTGAATAATGCCATAGCAAATAACAATGCGGCACTACAGATCTTCCTTGCCAAGAATTTCCTGGGAATGAGTGATACACCTGTCAATACGGAGGCCAACGCCCCTCTTCCTTGGGCAGAATAAATGCCCTTGACTGCAGCACAGCAGACCATAGTGGAGGCTCCACAGCGTTTTAAGGTAGTGGTAGCTGGTCGTCGTTTTGGCAAGACACACCTCAGCATAAGACAGTTGGCCTGGCATGCAAGACTACCCAATCGCACAGTGTGGTATGTGGCACCCACTTATCGTCAGGCCAAAATGATTGCATGGAAGAAACTGCGTAATCAATTGACAGATCTACGCTGGGTCAGCAAGATCAATGAAACTGAATTGACCTTGGAGTTGAAGAATAATTCAACCATCAGTCTCAAAGGAGCAGACAACTATGACAGCCTTAGAGGTGTTGGATTGGACTATTTGGTTTTAGATGAATTTGCCGACATTGATCCAGCCGCTTGGTATGAAACACTGCGTCCCACACTCAGTGATCGCATGGGTCAGGCCCTATTCATTGGCACACCTAAAGGTCTCAATTGGGCACACGATCTCTATAACACACACCTGCAATTGCCAGCAGAATGGGCCAGCTTTCAATATACCACAATTGATGGTGGTCAGGTCACAGCCCAAGAAGTGGCTGCCGCAGCAGAGACCTTGGACCTACGCACCTTTAGACAAGAATACTGTGCCACCTTTGAAACATTTAGCGGTCGTGTATTCTACTCATTTGACAGACAGCACAACATTCGAGCATTTGAAGGCACCGAGCCCAGAGAAATTCATGTTGGCATTGACTTTAATATTGATCCTATTTGTGCTGTTATTGCTGTGCGACAGCCTTATGGACATCATGTCATTGATGAAATAAAAATTTATGGGAGCAACACAGATGAATTGGTTCAAGAAATTAAAATTAGATATCCTCAAAGGAACATTGTCTGCTATCCAGACCCAGCAGGCTCGGCTAGAAAGACGTCGGCTGGCAGTAGAACAGACCATACAATCCTTAGAGCAGCCGGATTCCAAGTCTGCAGTCGATCAGTGACTGCCAGCATTCGGGATGGTGTCAATGCTGTCAATAGCCTTTTGGCTTCAAGTGGCGGTATTAGGCGTCTATTCATTGATCCTAAGTGTAAATATGTTATTGAGTGTTTGGAGCGACAGACCTACAAAGAGGGCACCAGCATTCCAGATAAAACATCAGGATATGATCACATGAATGACGCCTTACGCTACATGATTGAATATCTATATCCCATAACACAGCCCGTTGAGCCTCCACCATTTAAGATGTGGAGTCATCAATTGAAGAAACATTAACGAGGACACAGTAGCATGGCCAATATGACCCTGTTAAATGATTACAGTCGCCTGAGTGTAACCAATTATGAATATGGACGCAATCGACCCCGATGGACATTTCTCTATGACAGCTATGTGGGAGGTATGGACTATAGAATGGGTGGATATCTAACACAGTATGCCTTGGAACAGGGTGGTGACTACAATCAGAGACTGCTGAATACACCATTGAACAATCACTGTGCCAGCATCATAGCAGTCTATATCAGTTTCTTATTTCGCAATGACATCATTAGAGATTTTGGTCTATGGGAAGGCCGACAGGATCTTGCTGACTTTCTATCAAACAGTGATTTTGAAGGACGCAACCTCAGTGCCTTTATGAAAGAAGCATCAGCCTGGGCTTCAGTGTTTGGTCACACTTGGATTGTGATGAGCAAGCCCAACGTGGGAGCGGCCACACTGGCAGATGAACAGCAATTGGGCATTAGACCCTATCTCAATTTGGTCAGCCCGCTGGTGGTCAATGATTGGACCTGGGAACGCACAGTCAGTGGTGAATATGAATTGGTCTATTTCAAGTATATTGAAGAAGTCTTAGACAAGATGACCATACTGAAAGAAATAACTCCCACAGAGATACGCACCTGGGTCCTAGATGATCAGCGAAAAGAAGCACACATCAAGAGCATTGAGCCTAATACATTGGGACGTGTGCCTGTGGTCCTGCTTTACAATCGCAAGAGTGTGGTCAAAGGACAGGGCATCAGTGACATCAATGACATTGCAGACATGCAGCGTATGATTTACAATTTGACATCAGAGATTGAACAGAGTATTCGTCTCGATGGACACCCCACATTGGTGGTGCGTAGCACAGATCAATTGGGATCAGGGGCTGGAGCACTGATCATAACACAAGACGGTGCAGATCCTGCGGCCAAGCCCTACTACTTGGAACATGGTGGCAGCAATGTGGATAACATACGCAACACCATCAAAGACCTTGAAGCCAGTATAGATCAAATGGCCAATGTGGGTGGAGTTCGTGCCACAGCCAGTCGCAGTCAAAGTGGCGTGGCATTAGAAACAGAATTTCAACTGCTGAATGCCAGACTCAGTGAAAAGGCTGACAGTCTAGAATTGGCAGAAGAACAATTATGGTTATTGTTTGCTGCTTTCCAAGGACTAGATTGGCAGGGTTCAATCAAATATCCAGACAGTTTCTCAATGCGTGACATTGAACGTGAATACAGAGAACTCAACTTGGCCAAGACAGCAGCCACTAGTCCAGAGGCCATGTCCGTTGTGGATTATCGTGTGCGTGAGCTATTGGATGATCCCAACTTGCCACTTGAGCCCATCACACATTTGGTCAGTCAAGGATATACGGCACAAGGACCTGTTAAAACTGGTCCAGTGGATCCTTTACCAGCTGACAATACTACCAATCCCGCACTGAGACCACGCAGATATTACTCAACAACCAACACAGGACTAGAATAACATGGACAAACTAATTGCCAACCTACTAATGGCCTTTGCCAACAACTTTGCCTTCTATTTGAAAGCACATCAATTTCATTGGGCAGTGATGGGAGATGATTTCCCACAGTATCACAAGGTGTTAGAAAAGATCTATAGTGATGCACAAGCTGCCATTGATGCCTACGCTGAAGAACTACGCAGACTGGGAGTATTTCCCAAAGGTGATCTACAGGACATAATCAAGGACAGTGCTATCAGTGATGCACCTGTTGATGCCACCATTACTGATCCTCAACAACAGTTTCTAATCTTGTTGGCAGATCTCAATGTGATTGTGAGCCATTTACAAGATACCTTTGATAGTGCCACCAGCATTAGAGAGTATGGACTGCAGAACTTTCTAGCAGATCGTATGGCATTTCATAGACAGACACAGTGGATGCTGACAGCCACAGTCACTCCCTGTGTGGAATATCGTGATGGTAATCAGGGCTATCCGGCACATACCATGATCAATCCTCAAACAGGTGCTGAGGCTGAGATCGAAACAGCCGATCAACATGCAGCCGCAGAGGCCGCAGGATATACTAAAGAAACAGCCCCATACGCCGATATGGCTTCAACAACCTAAGGAGACAGTGATGCTAAAGAAAGGATACAGTTCAAAGACCATTGGTCAAAATATCAGCACAGAAATGAAACGAGGTCATAGTCAGGCACAGAGCGTGGCCATGGCTCTAAGCAGTGCTCGTGAAGCTGCTATGAAGGCACACAAGCCCGCACTGGTTAAAAAATATACTAAAAAATAATGCCAGTTCATAAAATTTCAGTTAAGGTCAATGGTCGCACAGTCACAGGTTTTCGATGGGGCGGCCATGGTAAGGTCTATACCGGATCCAACGCCGAAGCCAAGGCAGCCGCTCAAGGTCGTGCTGCCTATGCCAACGGATATCAAGGAAAAACAAAATGAAAAAGAAAAAACCCATTAAGCCCGTCAAGAAAGGCTATTAAACTAAATATCTCACACTACTCAATTCGGAGGTATGCCAACTATGGGCAATCAAGACATAGGTTCGACAGATGACACTGACACATCACAATCCAGTCAGGCCGCAGGTGCTAAAACCTACACACAAGAAGAGTTTGACAATCACATGGCCCGTATGAAGGCCAGTCTTCAAAAAAAGTTTGAGAAGAACTATGGTGATTTAGGCGACATTGATGAACTGCGTCAAATCAAAACGGATTATGAACGCCGCAATCAAGAGGAGCAGGTCAAGCGTGGAGAATTTGATAAAATTCTCAAGGATTTAGCTGCCAAAAAAGATGAAGAAATACGTAAAAGAGACGAGATCATAAGCAATTATACCGTTGATTTGCCCTTGGTCAATACTGCTGCACAGTTGAGAGCTATCAATGCTGAACAGGTCAAGCAGTTGTTGAAACCCCGTGTTAGAGTGGGGTCAGGTGGCGATGTTGAGGTCTTGGACGAAAAAGGTCAGGTCAAATACACAGACAAGGGCACCCCTTACAGTGTTACAGATTTGGTCGGTGAATTCTTAAACCAGAATCCACATTTTGTCGCAGCAGGGGCTACAACCAGTCAAGGTAAAACCAGCTTTGGTCGCGGCCCTGAACCCCTGGATGTGTCAAAGTTGGATATGAAAAATCCCCAGCATAGAAAATTATTTCGTGAGCACAGTCAGGGTCAATAATCAACAACCTTAAAGGAAACTGAAATGACCACACCCGCAGTAAATGCCAGTTATAATGCACAATTCTTTGCCAACTTTGTCACCCAGGCAGAGTTTGCAGCCTACGAGCAGAGTGTTGCTCGTGAAATAGTCACACTGTTTGATGTTCCAATGAACTCAGGTCGTGTGGCACAGGTGCCAATCTGGGGCCAAAACGCCGCCAGCTTTGTCACTGATGACTCCAGCACATCAGTTATTGCTACCACCAGTAGCCAAGCACTGATCACATTGGGCGAGCACGTCTATTACACACAGGTCAGCAACATGTTGCGTGACAGTGCCTATAACGATGTTATGGCACAGTTGGCCATGGTTGCAGGACGCAGCATTGGTGAAAGTTTTGACAGCAATGCATGGAGCAAGTTTAGTAGTTTCTCAAGCGACATTGGTTCAACCACAACTGAACTGACTGTCAATTTGATCCTTCAGGCCGCAGCCACACTACGTGGTAGCAAGGTCATGGGACCATACTTTGCAGTTGTGCATCCAGCACAGGCCTATAACCTCAAGAAGCAATTGACCACAACACTGCCTTACAGTGGAGCATCAGCTGGTGCCCAATTGGGTGCTATCACTGATGTGGGCAACATGGCTCTACAGACTGGCTTTGTGGGATCAATTGCAGGCGTCAATATCTACGAATCAGCAATGGTTACCTCAGTGACAACTGGTGGTGCCACAGCCTATCGTGGTGCGGTGTTTGCTCGCACTGGATTGGGTATTGCACAACGCGGTGGATTAGATCTCCAGACTCTATATCAGCCAAGTGTGCGTGCCACAGACATGACAGTGGTTGCAGTGGCCGGTGCCAGTGTGTTGCAGAACACACATGGTGTGGCTATGACCTGTGAAGGCCTAATTAACTAATTTTACTTGAATAGGGAGACAACGCCGTGGCTTTTCCATTTTGGATTTACGACGCAACTGGAGCAATAGCTTTTGCTGATTACGATGCGGTGGCTATGACAGACCAGCGTGTGTTTGAAGCCAATGAAGGATTGACCACGGCCATTGTGGATGATATCACAATACGTGCAACTGAAAGGATTCTCTATCAATTTGGATCATCAGATTGGTGGAGAACCTACTACCTGCGTATGACCAGCCCCAGTGCTTCGGCCAATACCAGTCTAGGACTGTTGCCTATTCCAAATCCCGATGCCAATAAGATTCTGGCCAGAACAGCAGATTTCACTGACCTTTGTGTTTATTATGCATTGAGTTACTATATCTACCCCAAGATTGCCGACTTCAGCAATCAGGACAATGCGGAACGAGTCAAGATAGGTTTCTTTAATGAAAAATATCGCAGCCTGTTTCAAGAACTGATTGATGATGGCAGTTGGTATGATTTTGACAACAATGCTGTGATCAAAGACAATGAAAAAATGCCTGTTCGAAGCAATGTTATTAGAGTGCGATAAATGAGATCCAATCTATTGTCAGCAATTACTTCAGCTACCAGCACACTTACTCAGTTTGGTGTTAGCATGGAATTGCCTTGGCAGCAGAATGGTCTTCCCCTGTTTCGCAAGAATTTGAAAAAGATCTATGTGGATCAAGATTATGTTGAGCAATCAAGCCTAATCCCCACACTGGATCACAGCAACATTCTTGAGAATCAACAGATTTGTCGTGCCTATGTGGCAATGGATGCCAAGAATCCTCCCACCCAGTTAAATCAGTTGATCGCTAACATATTGACCTGTCGTGATCGGACTGGCATAGTCAATTTCATAAGTGAAAGTGACTTCACCCAAGAAGAGATCGAGGATGTCCTAACCTTGACGTTCGAGTTTAGGTTAAGCAATATTACAACTTAAAGGAAACTACTATGGCTTATTTTAACACAAGCCCCGCAAATACCCGTGCAGTTCTACAAATCAGCACTGCTAGCATTGCTTCAACCAGCAGTGGCTACACTGTGCCAGCACTACAGAACATCACGGTCAATAACAATGTGGGCATTTTCAACTGGACACAACTGGATACATTCAGTCAATTCAGTTTGCCAACACCTGCCAGCAATAGTGTTGCAGGTAACTTGGTGGTTGATAACACCACTTACTTCTCTACCAATGGTGGCGGTGGAGTAACTGGCATCAACAATCTCTCAAATGCGGCCACACTGGTCTATTTCCGTGTCTATTTCAACGGAACTACCACCGGCAGTCGTTATGTGGGCGGACAGGGCTATATTACAGCACTGGCACCCACTGTCAATCCAACTGCACCAGTTTGGGTCACACCATTTACCATTGCAGTAGATGGCGACTTGGCCACCAACGTAGTCTAAATACACACAGTGGCAGTAAAAAGGGTAGTCTTTGGCTACCCTTTCCCTTGAGTGAGTAAATAGTATTGATTAGGAGACCATATGAGATTAGAAGATTACACCCCACAAGAATTAATTCAAAGCATGGAAGCAGAGATTGCCAAATGCCTCAATGAATTGCGTTGCCTACAAGGTGATGCCGACAAGATTGCAGCCAGGCTGAAATTTGCCATGGCCGCACTGCACATAGCCAAAGATAAAAAGGAATAAAGATGAAACTCAATCAATTAGTATCAAAACCCCAACTGACACGCCTTGTTTTAGAAGATGAGGAAACAATTGCACAATATGGAGAACCCATTGAATGGTGGATGTGGGATCGTCAGCCTTTAGAAAAGTTTTTTAAAATTATGAATGCTGATGCCAACAATGGACAACAAATTATGAATGTCATAATTGATATGGTATTAGACGAAGAAGGCCAACCTGTGTTTCGTGATGATGCCACAGTGCCTACAAACATTCTTATGAAAATTATAACCAAGATGACTGATGCAATGGGAAAGTGACCGCTGCTGAGCCTGATAGAGAAGGACTACGTATGATGATAATTATGAGCATCGACACAATGGCACAAAGATACGGAGTTCTTCCCAGCAGATTATTAGCAGAAGGAACAACTTTTGATTTCTTTGTTGGTAATAGTGCCTTAAGGTATCAGCAGGTTAAAGAAAACGAAGCCAATAATGATTACAGTCATTTAAGCACAGAAGAACTTATGGCCATTAAGGAAGGTAGATGATCACAGTCAAAGTTGATACCAGCAAAGTCAATGCCATTTTGGCAAGACAACAGACTCAATTAGCACAATTGCCTGATCAAGGATTGGCCAAGTTTAAGAGTTTAACACCTAAACGCAGTGGCAATGCTCGTGCCAATACTGATCTCAATAACAGCAAGGAAATTGTGGCTGATTACGCTTACGCACAGAGATTAGATCGTGGATGGAGTCATCAAGCACCAGCGGGTATGGTATTACCATTTAAGATTTGGTGGTATGCCCAACTTAAAAGAATCATGAGGAAATAACATGGCCGATACTACTTTAACCGTCGCAGCAGATACCAGTCAGGCCACTAGGGCACTGAGAGACCTCAGTAATCAGTTTAGTTCATTACAAGGTGTTATTGCTGGTATCGGCTTTGGCAAACTAATACAAGATAGTATTGATTTTGCCAATAGCATTCAGCAGGCCAGTCGTGCCACTGGTATTGCCATAGGAACCACTGCGGCTTTTGCTGATGCTGTAGAAGAAGCCGGTGGTAATGCCAGTGAAGCAGCCAGAGACCTTATTGATTTTACCAGAAGTTTAGATGAAGCTAGACAAGGCAGTAGCAGTGTTCAAATACAATTGGCCAAAGTTGGAGTTTCACTTCGAGATTTATCAATACTCAGCAGTCAAGATCTATTTGAAAAAACAGTTCGAGGTCTAGCTGCCATTGAAGATGCCAGCACACGCAATAGATTGGCAGTTCAATTATTAGGCAAAAGTTTTAGAGACATTGATGTTAGAACTGTGGCAGCCACTTTTGCCGCAACACCTACAATGGATACCGCTGCTATTGAATCCGCAGCCGCAGCACAAAAGAATTTAATTAAAATATTCAATGACTTTAGATTAGAATTATTAAAACAACTACAACCTATAAGTGATTTTGTTGCGGGTCTCAATACCACAAAAGAAACCATTGGTAAAGTAATTAGTGCTTTGGTTGCTGTCACTGCTGTTTTGCTTTCATTCACAGTTATAGGAAGAGTATGGACAGCACTTAGACTGGCAGTAATGTTATTTTACGATGCTATCATAGCGGTTGTTTCGGCCATTATGGATCTTGGTGGATTTTTTACTGCCATTGTTAGAAATTTTTCAGCCTTCATAACCAATGTTCAAGCAGCTGGTGGTGGATTAAGAGGCCTATGGGTTGTGATCTCTGCTGTGGCCAGTGAAATTGCCACTGCTTTAGCACCGGCAATTGCAGCATTAGAGCCATTATGGAAACCATTGGCGGTGGCAGGTGCCGCAGCCTTTGGTTGGATAAAAGGCAGCGTTGATGCTATGATTGAAAGTATTAAGAATGGTTATAATGCCATTGCTGCTTTTACAGGACTGCCTCAAATTGGTGATAGTGTGGGCGGAGGAAGGGGCAATGCTGCTGCTGAAATGGCTCAAAGAGCAAAGGACGCTGAAGAAGCCGAAAGAAAGCGGGCAGAATCTGCCAAACGTGTGGTTGATGCTCAAAGAGAACAGGCATTGGCACAAAAGAAAATAGTTGATAGTTATAGAGAAAGCAATTTCTTCTCCAATCTACAAATGATTAATGAGCGTGGATTGGTTGGTCTTAATGAAGATCGTGCTGCTAAACAGCAAAAACTTAATGAATTTGATCTTGCCTACACCAAACAGATTTATGATTTAACCAAACAAAAACAGGAATTAGAACGAGCAGCCGCAGTGGGCACCGATGAAGAGCGTGCCAAATCCGCAGCATTTAACAAGGCATTTCCAGGCACATTGGCAGCATTGAATAAAGAATATGCCAGCCAGCGTGGTATATTAAGTGACAACATTGATCGCCTTCAAGGTGCTCAAACCATTGAACGTGATAGATTGGCCAATCTTGAACGCATCACAGCAGCAATGGATCGTCAGGTTGCCCAAGCAGCCGCACTCAAAGACGCACAGTTAGGCATTCGAGAAGTTACACAAAATATAAGTTTTGAACGCAGCCTACAGGGGCTAAGTCCAATGCAAAAACAAATGCGACAAATTGGTGAAGATAATCGCAAGGCAGCATTGTCAGCAGGGCGAGCATTTGCCGCAGCATTTGAAGAAGGTGGAGACGGACTTACTCCGGAAAGAGCTAAACAATTAGAAAAAGGATTACAGGCCATTGCTGATGCCTATGAAGATATTGCTGATGCACAAAGAGAAAGTCTTAGTGCCAGCACTGAATTAGAAGTTGGAATTAAAGAAGCATTTAAGACTTTTATTGAAGAAGCAGAGAATCAAGCAAACAAAGCCAAGAGATATTTCAATATATTTGCCAACGGATTTGAAAATATTTTTACCAGCATGACCAAAGGATTTCCTGGAGTCAAGCGAGCTATAAAAGATTTAGCCAATACTCTTGTTGAAGAATTTTTGCGTATTCAGGCTAGAAATCTTTTGGCATCTTTATTAGGCACCCCTGGCAATAGTGTTACATCAGGTCCATTAGGTGGTATTGGAGGTTCAGTTACTGGTGTTACGGCCGGAACTGGATTATTTGGATTCCTAAGAGGAGGTGGAGGTCAAGGTGGTGGATTCTTAGACAGCATATTCGGCAGTGGATCCGGTGGATTCTCACCAGCAGTGGCCAATGCTACAGGAGCCAGTATCTTTGCTATGGGCATGGCCGCAGGTGGTCCAGTCAATCCAGGTAAAGCTCTAATGGTTGGTGAGCGTGGGCCAGAAATGTTCTTACCTATGACTGCTGGATCAATTATTCCCAACAATCAATTAGGTGGTTCGGGTGCTAGTTATGTGACCAATGTCAATTATGCAATCTCAGCAGTGGATGCCAGTAGTTTCCGCAGTTTGGTGGCACAGGATCCAGAATTTATTTTTAACATAACAGAAAAAGGGCGTCGTGGAACCCCAACAAGGAGACTGGCATGAGCCTACAGACCATAATTAACACAGCCAACAGTATTGAATTTGATCGACGTCGTATCATCAGCACCTCAGTGAGTCGCAGTCAAAGAGTTAAGACAGCAGAAAGGCTGACAGCACAACCTTGGACATTTAAGATCACGCCGGCATCAGCATTCAAGTTCAGTGACAATCGTGGTCTATTAGAAAATCTCTATGTCAATGATCGCAGCACTGAATACACTGTCTGTTTGGCCAATAACCCCAAACTGAATTATATTACTGAGTATAGAGGTCAATTGACCAGTGGCCAATTAGCTGGCCTAAGAACCACAGCCACTTCGACT